ATTGCTGATAGTACGAGGGTTCGCCCCGTTAACCTGTATTTGCGATAATTTTACGATTTCTGTCTTCATAGCCTTTTACTCCTCCCATACTTTATCCTGTTGATACTCCCCGAACAGCCCCCAGCGGCACATAGACGCATATATGGGCGTATCGAGCCTAAATTCACGGCGCAACTTCGCAGGGTCTGTAACCAAAACATCCTCTTCGAGAACATTCCCCACAGCGTCCTGTACACACATATCGACCTCCTGCCTTCCAATGCAACAGGCAAGGCGTACAAAGGTGTCACAATCGTGCTTTACGGCGTATTTTTTGGCAAGTCTACGGGCTAACAGATTAAGCGCAAGGTCGGCTTTACTTGCATCTTTAGTCCAAGGGCTTCCGCCTCCTATCAGGCAGTTTCCTCCGTAGAAGTCCACAGCAAGTTTGCGTCCTGTTGTTCCGCAATCTGCGATAGTTGAGTGTTGTACATAACGCCCGGTGCCGTTCACAATAAGTTCGTATTCGCCGTCTATCGTTGCCCACACAATGCCTTTAACCGTGTCGACTTTTGCCTCGTATAACAAAGGGATGGCGACGATTACCTTTTTCACGATGTTGTCTTCTGTAACGACTTGTGTCTTAATGTCAAGCCCTCCGACACCGCTATCAAAAAGAACCTTACACAGCCGTTTGGCTATGGTGTGATCGTATGGCATACCGCAGGTGTCGGGGTTGTTGGTTGCCATGCCGAAGAATATGCCTTGGTCTCCCCAGCCTGTCAACCCCTGTGCGATGTCAGGGGACTGTTGGCTTATATTCACTGTTACGGAAAGGTCTTCGCCGCATATGGTGTTTTCACGCCCCCAAAACTCTTGATAGGCTTTCGTATAGCCTATTTGACACACCGCCTGTCGTACAAAGACGGTTATCATATTTTCATCGAAATAGGCGTTTGATGTAATCTCGCCTCCAAGCGTTACATTGTAACCCTTTATTTGAACCTCCACAGCGTACCGTGTCATAGGGTCTTGCTCTATGTACCTATCCAATAAATACTGCGAAATGTAGTCCGCAACTTTATCAGGGTGACCGAGCGATACATACTCTGAAAATTTAATCATTGTGTAAAAATTATATTATTCGTTGTTTCTCTACAAAAATACTCAAAATGTTTATTATGTAATCACTTTTAGGGTAAAAAAGGAGTATTTATAGCCATTTTAAGTAAATTTATCGTTGTGGTGCGATATAAGTCTGTCGGTGTTGTACGGAACACACGCCACCCCATTAATGTAGCTTGATTATATTTTTCCACGTCTCCGAGAAAGCCCTGTGGGCGTGTGTGCCTCCCCTGTGTCCACACGCCACCCTCCACTTCGAGGGCTATCTTATGCTCGGGAATTGCATAATCGAACCTCCACCTGCGCTCGGGGTGGAACTTGTACTCCTTGACACACTCTACACCCAAATCGGTCTTGCATATAACCGTGAAGACATCCCTTATTTGAGACTTATTTGCCGTCTGTCGGCTTTTCTTTGTCTTCTTTATAACTTGCCTGTTCATAATAAGAAAAGGGTTTGTGCGGGCTGAAAACGCTTTGGACGGTTAAAAGCGGGGGAGCTTTACAACTCACCCCGCCCGTAACACACGGTACAGCCCGCTTGGTTTCACATCAGAACGGCAGGTCATCGTCGCTGGACGCAAATGCGTCCTGCCCGAGCGTGCCGTTCACCTCCATAGTTGCTTGCTTAACCTCCACAGCGTGCAGCCCGCCGAGGATAGGTATTGCGTTGCGCTCCTCCTCTGTCATAGCCTCTCGCTCCTCCTTTGGCAGGTTTACCTTGATGCAGTGAGTGTCGGTGTATTTCGGTTCTTGCATGGCGATAGCTGTCATATTCAAGTAACAGCCCTTTTCGCCGAGATATATGCCGTCGCAATCATCAACGGGGATGATAAGGCAACGTTTCGTTGCTTCCTTACCCTTTAGATTTCTCATAAATGCCCCTTTGAGTTTCAAGAGGTCGATTTTGATACCATAATTTGCCATAATTGTATGATTTTTTGTTAAACGTTTGAAATATTCGTGTTTGCGGGATTTGCGCCCCCTGTATCTATACCTGTGTACTCTTTCGTTTTATATACTTTAGAAAGGCATACGGCTTGCGTTCATCGTCGATGATGTAGCCGAAGTTCGCTTGCTTATCGTATGCCTCCCGCTCAAAGGAGATATTGCGGTAGGCTTCTCTTGCGTTCCTGTATATAGCCAGCCGTATAAGCCATTCAAGTATATACAAGAGGTAGAACGGTACATATAGAAGTTCTTTCATCTGTGCGGTGTGTATCAGCTCGTGATTTAGCATTATATCCCAATTCCGTAGGCTGATGTTGTGCTGTGGTAGTATCTCTTTTCGCACGAATATTACTCCGAATAGGTTTATTGCCGTAAAACCTTTGCAAGGGATAATACTGTTTCTAATTATCTTCATTTTTCAATACTTTTATAAAATGTGATGTATTCTTTGTCTGAAAACAGAGGTTTATATCCTTTTCGTTTATACCAATTAGCCGTGAACTTATCTTTTTCAGCAGCTAATGACACTACATTTGCTCCCAGTTTTTGTGCTACTTTTTCTGCTTCTTCAAGTAGCATATTTCCGTACCCTATTCTTCGATACTTTTCCTCAACACTTAGATTGTATATGCAAGCACAAGACTTTATATTTTCGTCTATAGATACGGAGCAAATTCCCTCTCCGCTACTTGTCATTATCAAAGTGTAGTCTTCTGCGTTGTGGTATATAAATTCTTCTTTCATTTCTCGCCTCCTTTTCTTAAATTCTGTAGTTTCTTTCCATCCATAGGACATATTTCACCAACAGGAGCTGCACCATCTTTCAATCCAAAGCCGCAACACTGAACATCAATACGGCTACTGCCTGGGATGGGGTTGTAACCGTGTTCACACTTTATACACCTACGCTTCATTGCTGACTCCTTTCATCAATTCGGGGTTATCATGTATATTGCCAATAATACAGACATCGTAATCTCTAATAACAGTTCCGATATCATCGAGATACGTTGCCTTGCAACTTAATTCGTCTTTAAACCTAAATGAGCCATTGAACCATATAACTACAGCCTTTAGATTGTTGCCAATGGTTACAATATCCCCCTCGAAGATTTCCTTTCCGTTTTTATCTTTCAGCCCTGTGTACTGCCCGACCGAGTTTTGGTCTATCAGCGCGCAGTCCTCCATTGGGTTGTTTACATAGTCCCAGCACTTGTACTTGATGTTCCAACCTCTGAAAATAATTTTTCTGTTCATAATTCTTATTTTTTTACCACCCGAACAGGTTTAGCACTATCGGATTGTATTGCTGTTTATATGCTTCAATTTTGTTTTTGACAGATTCTAATTTTGGTAAATGCGAGCTACAGTGCGGTTTCTCTTCATCTTCATTGTCGGGCATTTCTCCATATCGCCCGATTTCGTCAATAACCCTTGAGCATGCCAGTCCGACCTCTTGAAGTGCTGCATATACCGCAGCCTTTTCCGTGTCATGTTTTGCATTTGTAAAACAGGCTCCATGACAACCGCCCTGTGTTCCGAACCAAAAACTTACCCCATATCCCCATTTACCATTGTCTGCTCGACAGGTCTCTATTCCAAATCGATTTTTATACTTATCGCTAAAATCAATTATCAGATGCGGGTTTACACAAACATCATTTATGTTATACCCGAACTCACCGCACCGATGTACAATTTCACCGCTTGGGTGATTTTCGACCCATTGCGACCATTCTTCAAATGTCATCTTCTGACCTGTGCAGAAACATTCGTGATAAATATCTTTTTCTTTCATCTTCATACTTTCCCTAATAATATTCTGAACATTCGCTCCTTTTCTATGTACTTATAAGAGAATTTCTTCCTCATTTCTTTCTTGTTTTTGCCGACTACCATTTGACAGCCATTTACCCCTACAAAGCAGTAATCTCTATAATGTCTTTTGTTTTCTTTTAGGGCAAATCTTATTTCCAAATCACAATACCTGTAGCTATCATTTTGCACACCCTCATATCCTTTTCCCATGATAAAATGGCCGAGAGCATTTGCTTCTTCTGCTGTATTGCAGAGCGTATAAATTTGTTTCATATCAGTATCTGAATTTTGTAAAGTGAATAACGGCCATGGGCTTTGACAAATCGTAGCCTCTAAACCATTCTTGCCAATCTTCCTTGGAAAGCCCATCGTTATTTGCAAGCATTTCTCGGTCGATGTACTTTCCGTTTATGTTGAAGTATCTCAATGATGGCACTCCGTCTTTGTCCTTATCAAAACAAAGTTTCTGAATACCTACACCATCCTCGGCTGTCAGCCGTGCTATTTCAACCTGCTTGCTCCTATAAGGCTTGCCTGTCCACTGCCGAATAGACAATATGGCACGCCCCTCCTGCACCTCTTTGATGCGTTTCTCCCATAGTGGGTAATTCGCCCGTATGGTGTGTATCTTCGCCATGGACGGAGTATCATAATCTGTAAGCCCCTGTCCAAGCAGGAACTTCTCTTTGAAATGTGTCTCTTCCCCCGCTCGTTTGTGATTTGCAAGGAAATGTCTTGATAATGTAATTACGTATGTTTTCATCTTATTCATAATCTTTGTTTTTTATACAAATAAGTTCTTTTGAACCCTCCTCAACACCTTTGCTTCTGCATCTTTGCAAAATTGCTTATTAACCTCGAACCCGTATGCCTTTCGGTTTAGATTGGCGGCAGCAAGCAATGTAGTGCCGCTGCCTGCACACGGATCTATTACCACGTCGCCTTTGTCCGTGAATATCTCGATTAACCTTTCGAGCAGCGGGACGCTTTTCTGTGTCGGGTGTACTCTCGGCGTGTCCATATCCCGAGGGTATTCCATGCAGTTGAATACCATTTGCCCGTCATTGTTGAATTTTGGCAATTTATCACGATAAAGCAACACGCCATATTCGCAGTTGCCTACAATCTTCATATTCGCTTTCAATACCTGCGGCGAGTAGTTCTTGCGGAATACGAGATTGATGTACTTATTCAGTCCATATTTGCGCCCCAACTCTATGAATTGAAACTGCTGCTCAAATTCGCAGAACATTATCATACAGGGGGCTTTCCCCGTGCCTTTCGGTTCTTTTATCAGCATCTTAGAACAGAAGTGCATAAATTCGGCAGGTCTGAATTCATTCTCTGATGAGAAGAATTTTTTACCAGCCCTTGCACTTTCGCCATTCTTGTTGTCGCCGCCCTCATACCATGTAGGGTTACTTGCATAAGCGTTATTGCCGAGATTGTAGGGCACGTCCGTAAGTATCAGCTGCGCCTTTGGTATCTGATAGCCCTTGTAATTTTGGAAGCTGTCGTTATAAAGTTCAATATCTTTCATAGCTGTTGTTTGTTATGTTAGAAAGGGCATTCCTCTTCGGGTAGGCTGCTAAAATCGAAAACTGCCGCTTCGTCGGCTTCCTGTTGCCTCCGTCTGATTTCTGCCTGCAAATGATTTTCGTTGTCCCATACGGGCTCAATGCCGTTCGTGTATGGCGTATATCGCCCGTTGTTCAGGTTGTATTTGAAAAGTGCTGTGCCGCACTCTCCGAGGTGTCGGAACTTAACCTTTTGAACATGAACCTCAACTGTATTGTCAAGTCTATTGCGGTGTACAACTATCCCGAAATCAGCTTTGTTGAAGAAGTTTGCCGAACCGCTGATATCGTACAGCGTCGGGGCTTCGATAACCCCGTCTTTGTTGCGGGGCTGCTTGGTGGGATGTGCCATCAAGATTATCAGAATGTCGTTGCGTTGTGCGAAGTTTGTTAGTTTATCAAGTAACTCGCTGATATACTGCGTTTCATTGCGTGTTCCTTGCTCGCTTTCAAGCCTATTATATGGGTCTATCACAAGAGCTTTTATGCCGCGTCGGCGGACGAGGTATTTAGCTTTTTCGAGTATGTTGTCGACCCGGTAATTATCAGTTGGTGAAATAAAATAGAAATTCTGCTCGATATGCTCCTTTACCTGCTTGTATTCGGGAGATGACATTGTTTGTCGGCTAAAGCGTTTTCCTGTGAACTTCTCTATTAGCTTCGAGGCGTGATAGGCGAGGGGCGCGTTTTCGGGGCTGAAATAAGCAAACCGCCAGCCGTAACGCATATTCAGACGTTCGGCTATCTCGTCTATGAACTCCGATTTACCGCTGCCTGGAATACCTGTTACGATACACAGGCGTTTCGTCTCAAAGCTGCACAGACGGTCGAAATTATCGTGTCCGATGGTTACACCCTTTTGCCAGCCGTTCTCAAACAGCGCGTCCAACGACTGCTCGAAATCTTGTACCGTGAAAACACCGTCTATCTTTATTTCGGGAGCGGAGGAGATACACTGCAACAGACTTTCGCGTCCGTACTTCATCAGGTGTTCGTTAGCGTCCTTACAGCCCTCTCCATACTCTAAAACTCGGCAGCGTTCTACTCCGAAACGGCGCAACAGCTCATCACGCAAGAGAACGCCTTTTGTGTCGGTGTCGGAGGCGATATAGATAGTCTCCTTATCCTCGAAATACTCCTCAATATAATTGTCGAGATAATCGAGGTTGGCATTTGCTCCGTTCGGGACGCTGATCACATCATGTCGACCGCATTCGTAGAATGAGAGAGCGTCCATTTCACCCTCCGTAATAATGCACTCTTTTTGCCCTTTGATAGCATCGATGTTATACGGAAGAAGCTCTGCCCCGCTTACGAGTTTGAAACACTTATCACCCGTGCGGAACTTCGTGTTAACAAGCTCGCCGTTATGATAGTAGTTGAACTGCACTGTATTTGCCTGCCCGTTTTTCTGCGGCATCCATTCCAAGCCCTCCGTAACTTTCATTGCAAGCAGTGTCTTTTCACTGATTCCCCTGCTTTTGAACCAAGTAAGGGCTTTAGCTGACATTGGAGCGTGTGGACGTGGTTGTGGTTTTTTATACACATGGTTCTGCCTTATTTTCGTCCGTTGATACCAAGGTTGTTGTTCCATCCATTTTTGCTTTTCATATTCATCGTATTCAAGATGACCGCTAAAACCGCAATAATGACAATTCCAAACGCCCTTATCCAAATCAACGGATAGACTCTTGTCCCTCTTGTCGTGCCTTTGATTGTGGCATTGAGGGCAAAAAGTCTTCACCTTTCCGCCTCTCCTCCCGTAGGGTATTTGTATGCCGTAATCGCTGTAATCTTTCATCGTTACTCCTCTTTTTGGTCAGTTCTTGCCTGTCTGTACCCTTTAACAAAGCCCTCTTTGAATGCCTTACTACATATTCTTAACATTGAGAGACTGCAAGGGCGGTATTCGCACTTGCCACATAAGCGACTTCTGCCGTTGGCCTCACTTGCTTTATCTGCTAAAGATTTCATAATAATACCCACGATTTAGAAACACTATCCCAACTATGTCTTTCAGACGGACGAGCAGGGGCTGACGGGGGGATAGTTGCCTTACCTGTGCCGTATGTACGCCGTCCTGTCAGTGGCTCGATATATTCGCCAACGCCGAGCGTTATACCTGTTTTAGTGTGCTGTTGATGTTGTGAGCCTTTTGCTCCCCTATTGTTATCGTAGTTGCCCTCTATGACCTTTACCCAATTCTTTGGATTTTCAAATAACCAATCGAAAGTCGCAGCCCATCCGGTGTTATTGTTGCCCCGCAAAAAATCAGAGGTTATAACACGCTCAAACAGTTCCTGTGCTTTTGTCATCCACTCGCCACTATCCTTGCTCCACTCGTCAAGGCGGCATTTGATTTTCTGCCTCCTGTTCTCGTTGAGTGCCTTAACCTTGGGGAGGCAATTTCCGCAGATTTCATTCCACAGGGCGACGATATCCTGATAAGGATATATTCTCTTCTTTTCTCTACTCTCCTTTTCTTTGGTGATTTCTGTATCAATTAACTCGCGCTTGCTGTGGTTTTCGTTAACAGAAACGCTTGCTCTTTGTGGTTTCTCGTCATAGAAACTCGGTTTGGTAGGTGCTTCTATATTTCTCCTTTTGTAAACACTTGAAAGATTATCCACGAAGTGTTGGCACCAAATAACTTGTCTATCGTTCCATAACTTGCTGTCTATTTTACCAAGCGCAAGGAGACTATTTATTATATCCTTTGCCGTATCTTCGCTGCATCGAGTTTTAGCTAATAGATACGCCCAATTATTAGGTACAGAGCAATCATAATAATGCCCCTCTGCATCGCCGAGGATTTCAAGCAATTTAAACCAAAAGGCATACCCATCATTTCCATACTTGCTTTCAAGTATGAATATCGTGCGCCCGCCTTTGACGAAATGAGGATAATAATCAACGGTTTCTTTTGTTGGTCTTCCCATAATATTACTCCTTAACTTACATTGTTGCTACTATTGATTTACGCAGCTTTTCATTGCGGGCGTTCCAATCGAAAGCTCGCATCATCCACTGCCTGTAATCAAGAGGAATATCAGTTATCCGTTCCCCCTTGTATTTCCCGAAAGGCATAATCTCTATAGGCGCATTTGCCTTTTCATCGACAGCCTGTGTATCCTCGCGGGTGTATTTCCCG